AATAATCCAACTAGACGTATCAGTGTAATCGTTGTCCGTAGTAGTTACAACGGTTGTTCCACTAGCATCAGCTGTAAAAGTTTGTTGGAAAATATAATCATAGTCTAGTGGGCCCACGTTAGATGGTCTTGACCTTGGTAAAGTAAAGAGAAGGTCTTTATTTCTCTGATTACCTTTGATTAGAGCTCGGGGTGGATTACCTTCCAAAACTAATTGAAAATAATTAGTTGGACCAGTACCAATACTTTTAGCGTTTCTAATACTCTCTGAAATATCACCTGAACTAGAAATATAAATTCTAGTAACTGAGTTAACACTTCCGATAGAACCCGTAGTCCTTTCAATTGAACGTACTTTTACTTTACCTACAACGGTACCTGTACCATTAGTGCCGTCGTAGAGATTTACTGTAGAATTAAGAGTCAGTGTGCCTCTATGAGTTGTGTTGTCCGTAGAATTACCGTTTAAGTATCGGTCATAAATTACAGGTACATTTTCGCCAGCGACTAATTCAGAGGCGGTTGGTTTGGGAATCACTAATTTTTTTAGTGCAGGGTTTTCTGCTCTATAACCATTAATATACGCAACGCCCTTTGATACTTCTAGATACAATCTATCTTCAGCCGCTGCTGAATCAATTTCAACGTAACGAATTTTGTAGGGTTCAGCAATATAATTACCAGATTCTTCATAAGTTCTTTGTGCAAGAACGTCGTTAATTTTATTATATTCGTTTAAACCAGTAGTAGCCTGTGCAATTTGACCGTTAGCAATACGTGCTAAGAATATGTAATTCTCAGAAGGTAAAGTATCTTCTCTCTTCACTAACTTTAATCGTATACGATATCGGTCAGCGCCAGGTGATGTTAAATTAGGAGTAGAACCCTGATTATCGTATAGAAGATTACTATCGGATGAAGTAATAATATCTTGATAAACAACAAAACCGATTTCACCCGTGTATCCAGTAAAGTACTTAGATAGAATTAAAGCTTGTTGGGGAACTTCTACAAAATGCCCTAAAACAAAATAGTGACCAGCACCAACACCAACCTTACTACCAGAACCTACTGGCCAAATGCCCGGATTGTTATAACCACCACTCGATTCAACGATGACATCATCACCACCCGTAACAACAAGTGGTTCGCCAGGAGCAAATCTAACAGCGGCCGCACTTGAATTATCTGTTGCGGTAATTGATGTGTCAGTCGTAGGATTAGTATCTTGATATCTTACAAAAATAGTAGGTACATTATCTTTATCACCAACATCATCTGTGCCTGGAACGAACTGAAGAACCTGAGCAGTGATTTGTGAAGTAAAACCTGTTATCGTTTTGCCGACTAGATTTGAACTGGTTGTGTTTGCACTTGAAACTAATCGGACATATTCGTAATTATTATTAACGGTGATACCGCCAGGTTTAACTGCTGCACCGGCTTTGAAAAGATGACCACCCAGTCTAGACATTTCTTTCTGGATTATTGTTTGTAATTCGTTTAATTCCCTAGCTTGTAGTGCTCTACCAGAATTAAACAATACCTTGTGATAACCACGTTTAGCGTCGTAATCGTCTCTATACGTGGTATACTCAATATTACTATTATAAGTAGTTGGCATTTTTAATAATCCTTAGAATGTTATTACTATCTTTAAATCTTGACGTGATTCATCGTCTCTCGGGATTTCTCCACGATTATCAACATACAAAAGTTCACCAGAGTAATTATCTATGTCTGGTGTAATAAAGGTGGCAATTTGACCATTAGGACCACCTTGGGTTCTTGTAATGTTATCACTCACTATAAATGCACCATAACCTGTCGAATCGTTTTGATGATAATAAACATATCCTGTAGTAGTAACACCATCACTACTATCGTAGTAGTGGTCAACAACCGCAGAGGCACCACTTGTTCCCCCAGTAATAAAATCGTTGGGTCCAAAAGAACCACCACTTGGACTGTTTATAGTAAACCCTCTGAGATTGTTACCTGTTAGGTCGGTGAAATAATCACTATCATTAACCGTAGTCGTAGGATTTTTTAATAGAGAAATCTGTCTAAAATTTGTGGTATATCCAGGCCTAAATGGTACAATCGTATCATCTTCATTACCGTCTAACTGAACATTGAACATTAATTGAGTAGCACGTAAGTCAACAGTTGGGTCAGCACCAATACCGTCTTTAGGAGAAAAAATTGGACGAACAATGCCTTTTTCGCCATCAATCAAAACGTTTGCATAGTCGTAGTCTGTACCAAATTGCCAACCCGTACTAGCACCATTGCTATCAATTTGTACACTAATCAAATAACCGTTGTTATCTATTTGTGCTCGACCCGCTGCACCAGAACCATTACCTGTAATCGTCACTGTAGGTGGTGAAGCGTAATTACCATCACCAGCATCTAAAACCTCAAAACCTACGATTGCCTTTGGATTAGCAATATCCTGTACCGCTTTTTGTTGGATATCCGTTGCGGGATCATCTACACCAGCTGAGTCAACAAACTTTACAGGAATAAATTTTGATGTGACATAATTATCAGTATCGGCAACACTAATGGTATACAAAAACTTCCAGAAATATCCATCAGCAGTCTGAAAAGGAACACCGTTTAATCCACCCGTAGGTTGAACCGTCGAAATTGAAGTATTAGGTAATGTTTTTCCTGTATTGGGGTCAACGAAAACACCACCAGCAACACCAGCCCTTAAACACATGTAAACCTGATTCTGGTCATTCAAAACATAGTATTTTTTTGAATCGTTGTCGTGATCAACATAATTATCATTATAACCCTGATATATTGTTCCTGAAGTCCAGTTGTATCTGGGAATAACATAACTTAATTTGGAAACTAGTTTCGAAGCTTGAAAAGCGTTTCTAGTTAATTTGGACCAAGAAGGTGATTGTAGGTAATCAATTTGCGAAATATCAGGAACCGTGTCAGTTGCATCCCACTGTTCTGTTCTACCGATAACAATATAGTAGTTATCGCCAGAATCATAGTCTCGTCTGAGTTCTTCTGTTAGTTCTCGTTTGAATTGATCAGTTATTGTTGCTGTCATTTCTTTTTAACCTTTATGTTATTGTTACATCACTTTTGTTGATTACATACCAGTTACTACCGTCCCATATAAGATGTGCTACAGTACCAGTGGTTAACGTAAAATTAGTACCCTGTCCAAAATTAGTAGGTACAATTACAAAATTATTAACTCCGCCTACATTTGTTACGTATTTAACTTCACCCTTTTCATCACCGTCTGGTAAGGTCCAATTATCGGTACCGCCGGCATTGATAAAAACCGCAGGTTCGTTGGCATCGACGGTACCACCATTACTGGTTTGTGTTGCATACTGACCGTCACCAAACATAACTTTAGTAGAAAGTTCAACAGCCCCTGAACCTTTTGGCAGAAGTCGTATACTAACATCTGTATCGGTACCATCTGTTGTAATATCTACTGGTTGGTTTGTTAAAGAATTTCTTAATTGCAAATAGTTAACTGGTGAACCAGTTACTTTTGAAAATTCTAATATACCATTATCATTTGTATCTACCCAGACAGTATCGGTAATGATGGCATTACTTATGGTATCTGAATCTAGTGACTTATTCTTTATAGTTTGTGTTGCACGTGCGAAAACAAAATCATCACTATCTGTTAAAACCGGAAGTCTTGTGGTAATATTTCCTGTAAGTTCGGACGGTAATACCTGATATTGATGGTCGGCACTAAGGTCATTGATTAATAATGCACCATAAGAACAAGAATCTAAAGTTTTGTTCGTTAAAGTTTGTGACGCTGAATCAAGAACAACGAAGGCTGAATAATCAGGGAACCTAATTGTTCTGTCTGCCGTAGGACCAACCGCACCAACATTTGTTTTAAACGTTAACGTGGTATCAAGAAAATTGATGGTTGCACTATCAAAATCTACCTGTGTTCCAATGATTAATCCATCAGGCCCAAAAGTCTCATAAATTTCTTGGAAATTGGCATTTATTTTAGCAGCGCCGTCACGGAGAGTGTCTCCTGTTCCATCGTTCGCTGTTGTGCCAGTAAAAATAATTTGCCTTGTCATTTTTTAATCCAATTTGCCTTAGTTTTTATTTATATGTTATTTTCTATCGAATGTTCCAAAAGTTCCCATAAAGGTTGTTAGTGATGGGTCTGAATCCATAGAGAAGTCAATTGTACTACCAAGGATTTGATCAGCATCCGCACTACTATCCATATCGAAAGATGAAAGTTTCGGTGTTACATATGAAGAATCATAATCAACACCAATGTTACCGATTAGTGCGTTATTTCCATCAACACCAGCATATGCGTCTCTTTCGCCTGGAACTACAAATCCACCTAAGAGTTTCAACGTAGTTGGTGAGAATGTTGCCAGCGGGTTTAGAGTATAATTCTCGAACTGTTCTATATGATATCTATCCAATGAAACTTTGACCTTACCAAGACCGCCTGTGTATTCTGAATCGTAAATCGCATAGTGACTGAGTTCTCCTTGATTTGCAACCAAGGGTAGAACTGAAGCAGAATCGGTAATAAGAACCAATGGTGCTCTTGGTAAACCCGCACTGTCCATAAGATCATAACCGTCAAATGGTAAACCTCCAAATCCAGCTTCACCAATCGCTTGAATTTGTCCAGCAAGATAAAATCCAGCTGGGTGTACAAAGAGTTTGTACACTTCTCGCCATACAGTAATAGGAATACCTATCTTAATCAATATCGCAAAGGTTTGATATAGTTTATCGTCTGTTATAAATCTATTACTAAGTGGACCGATCTCAGAATTATTTAATAAAAATATTTTATCCTTCGTATATTCAACGTCTGGATCTTCACCGAAGAAAGAACGAAAAAATTGTTGAATTGCAAGTTTAGATCCCTTTGATTTATAAAGATTACTTGCAATTTGAGCAGCACCTCTTTTGTCTGCAAATCCCTGAAAGTAACTTTCACCTAACAACAACTCATCTTCTAAAAAAGATAAAAGAGATAAATCTGTTTCAACAATATCTTTTGTTTCAAAGAGATGGTCTATTAATTCTGCTGGAGATTCTTCACTCTCTATCCATTCATAATATTTTTCGAGAAAAGTAATAAAGGCTGGGTAATCTTGCCTAAAATGCTCAGGCAAAACCTCCTGTATCCTTCTGTCATATAAGGATAACTCTCGACGGTTTCTTTCTGTATATCCTCTGTGTGCCATTTTATGTACTTGATACTTCTACTGGTAATTCGTTTGACAATGCTGGATCAAATACTAGAATATTATTTCTAGCAGGTGAAATTGCACTTTGATTGCCCGGAGTAACTGAAATTTTTATAAAGTCGTCTCCACCCAAAATAGCTTCAGGTGCAAACGCGATCAATCTCACTCTACCGTCTAAGAAATATTCTCCTACATTATCTACGAGGGGAATATTCGCACCTTGTTGAATTACTTGAATAGTACGACTATTTAACTTGTTTTTCAAAAAACATGTTTTACC